TGTGATTTCTTTACAACAAGTTTTCTTGTTGATCTATCTATATGAACAGGTTGATTACTGTCGTAAATATTTTCCATATTATTTCTTTATCTTATTTTTTGGTAAGAAGTCTAAGTGTTTGCAACATCCTTCTATTTCACAAATCATTCTATCACTAAACAATTCAAATATTTCTTGAGCTTGTTGTTCTAGAGATTCATTTTGGTTTAGACCAATAACATTAGTATCAGTTATGATATCTGTAAAATGTGCAGAATCTTTATCTGATAAAAAATATTGAAAGTTTGCTACTAGTTCATCTCCTTGTTTAATATCTTTTTTTGCAAAGCCAAGTCCACAGTAATATAAAATGTTAGGATCAAAGGAGTGATTCATATAACAATCTAAACCCCATTCAGTACAATGTATAAACTTGTCACCAATCCAACGTACAGCAGTTTTTTGAAACGTATCGTCTGTTAAATCTTTACGTTTTTCTAAATACTCTGTTTCATTAATAATTTTATCACCAGCAGTTTTTTCAGCTCCCCAATAAAAAACTACAGAACCTTTTTTAATATCTTCTAAAGTAAATAAACCCTCACCTTGCAATTTAGATTTTTTGTTTTCTACTTTATATAAGAACATAATTGTATTCTTTTAATTTATTTACAAACTCTGTAGGCAAAGAACCTTGTGAGTGTATTACTACACCACCAAGATAACTGTGATATGTATCATTATAATACTTTAAACAATTAGGGTATTCAATACTGTATTCATCATGCAGTTGTAATGGATAAACTTGATTTGGATGATTGTTTACTGTTGAAACAACTGTAGTAAAAACCCAATTAGAAGTATCTACAACATACTTTTCAGGACTAGATGTAATAGCTTCTAAATAAACATCACCTGAAAAATATAATGGTGAACAACTATAGGCATCCTCTCTTGTATTAGTTTCTACCCAATATACATCATTGTTATTATCAATAGCAAAATTAACTGATCCCGTATAATTACCACCTTTAGGTGCTAACCAGTTTAAAAAAGTTTCAGCATTAGTTCTAACAACTGCATTTAAATTATCAGGTACTTTATGTAAAGTACAAGTAGTAGTCCATGTTGAAGCAGGAGAATTTTTAAGAAAATCTCTGCGTTCTGTTTCTCCTCTAAGTTCACCAGTATAATAAATAGACCATTTACCATCTGCTATGCAAAAATAAACTTCTACTTCTAATTGCATATTAGGTAAAAACTTTTCTATATAATAATCATAATGTTTATTGCTTGCTAAGTTTTTGTAATAATTTTCTGCAATAGTATCTTGTTCTTCTTTTAAAACTCGTGCTGAATTAATTGTATCTTTAGCTTTAATAACTACTGGTCTTTCAGTAAAAGTTGTTAAATCAATGTTTGCAGTATTACCTTCACTTACTATTGGAATTACTTTAATACCTAAATCAGCTACTGCATTACGTGTAGCAAATTTATTTATTTCTACTTCTGCTACTTCTTGTGTTGCACCTAAATAAGTTACGCCTTCAGGCATTTTATTTCTTAACCAATACAAAGTAGGTAAGCCAACAATTACAGTTGTAATATTTAACTCGTTAATTTTATCAATTACTTCTTGGCAATTATCTTCAGTCCAAGTTTCCCAATGAGAAAACTCGATTGTGTTAATATTAAATTTTTTATAATAGTCACAATCATGCCAATTAGTATAAACTGTATGTCCAGACTCAACTAATTTACGTTGTTGTTGAAAATGTGCATGAGGGTATTCTATAAAAAGTATATTCATAATTATTCAAACACCACTGTTATAGTATCTCCAGGACTTCCAGGCATTGGGTTAGCAACACCACCCCAACTATACATACCAGAACCACTGCTAGTATCAAATCCTGCTGCGTTATTAGCAAATGTTGTAGAACCTATTTTCATTGTAGTAAATATACCTTGAGTACTATTACTGCCAGAATCAAAAAATAAACCAGCTGTATTCACCCAATAAATACCTCCACAAGTTGCTCCACTTGCAAAATCTATTGTAGTATCACTTAAAGATCCAGCTGATGGATAATTACCATTTTGAATGAAACCTCGTACTGTGTCATTTTTATTACCTGTTTCTCCATTAGTTAATGTAACTTCCCACAATACAGCAGTAGCTCCATACCATTCATTGAATGACATAGTTGCTCCAGAACTTTTATCAATTAGATCTCTAATGTCTGCGTCATTTAAAGAACATTGAGAATTATTACTTCCTCCTGCCTCTACATGAAAGTCATTTAAACTAATCGCACCTGTGCTTGGTACAGCCATAAAATTTTTTCCTTATTTAAAAGTAGGTCCAGCTGCCCACATAACTAGTGAGTAGCGTATACCTTTGGTTATTGGTTTTACACAATGAGTAATATTAGAAGGGAATATTAATATATCACCAGCTTTAGCGGGTATGGTATGTTTAACAACTTCACCTTCTACTAAAATTTTTGTACAAAATTCTCCACCTTTATAATCATCATTAAGTATTAAACTGCATGACATTTTTCTAACAGTATCAATTAAATCAACATTATCTGTATAAGCTAAGTTGTTTTCTTTTGGTAAATTAAAAACAAATTCTCTACCAATATGGCTATCACTATCAACATGATAATTGTAATGTTGTGTTTTACCATAACAAGTAAATTGTGGCATTTCACTTGCAGTTAAATTGTAATTGTATCCAGTTAAATGATTACCTATTTTCATATAATAAGTAAGCATTTTACTTATATTCGGACTATCTTGTATAAAATGTACGTTAGAATTTCTTTTATCGTTACTTTGTTTATCTGTTGATTGATGTGTTCCTAATACAGTACGATCTTTATATCGTTCAATTATCTCTTGTCTTTTTTCAAGAGTTAAACAATCATGAATAATGAATACTGGACTTCCGTTTTCTGGATTAATATACATTAATTACTATTAGATTTTAATTCTTCTACTTCTTTACGAAGTTCTTTTATACCTTCAATTAATAATGGCACTAATTTTTCATACCAAACAGTTAAATATTTTTTATCTATAGGAGCTTCAGTAACTACCTCTGGTAATATTGCTTCAATCTCTTTTGCATTAACACCTACTTGTCTACGATTATTACTATAACCTAAAGATTTAGCAAGTTCATTTTCAGTAAAATAATAACCACCTATTTGATCAATTTTATCTAGAGCTTTTTCAATGTTACCATGAAAATCTTTTAAAGCAGGATCACTATAAAATGCTGTAATATTGTTAGTGGCTCTGATTTCACCAGTAGTTCCTGATGCTGCTGTGCCAACACCTAAACTATCTACTTGTGCATCTGAGTTTGTTGTAAAACCACCTGCTGGTCCCGTAGGACCAGTTGGACCTGTAGGACCAGTCGGACCTGTACCACCAGCTGGTCCAGTCGGACCCGCAGGTCCTGTACTACCATCACTACCATTACTACCATTACTTCCTGCTGGACCCGTAGGGCCAGTCGGTCCAGTAGGACCTGTAGATCCATCACTTCCATCTGAACCTGCTGGTCCAGTAGGACCTGCTGGGCCAGTAGGACCCGTTGGTCCCGTTGGTCCCGTTGAACCTGATGGAATAGAAAATGCAAAAACTTTAGATGTATTAGGTCCACTAGCAGTAACACCAATAGGACCTGTACTTGCGGTTGGTGTTCCAAAACCTGCTGCTGTACCTGTAGGACCTGATGGCCCACTAGGTCCTGTAGGTCCTGTAGGTCCTGTAGGTCCTGTTCCTCCACTTGGGCCTGCTGGGCCTGCTGGTCCTGCTGGACCAGTAGATCCATCCGATCCGTCTGATCCGTCTGATCCTGCTGGACCTGTCGGTCCCGCTGGACCTGTCGGTCCCGTTGGTCCCGCTGGTCCTGTAGATCCATTTGAACCCGATGGTCCTGTTGGACCAGATGGTCCTGTTGGACCCGTTGGACCAGTAGGTCCTGTCGGTCCAGCTGCAGCTAAATTAGATACAGTTATCTTTTTAGTAACACCAGCATCAGTATCAACAATAGCTAATACGTCATCATTAGCTGGTGATGTTAATGCTGTTAATTCACTAATTTTACTATCAGCCATTTTTTACTCTCTTTCTTAAAACTTTGTTTCTTTCTTTATTCTTTATTTTTTGTAGAGAAGATTTTTCTTTCTCTTTTAATATCTTTACAAGCTCGTTAAATTTCATTTAATTAGGTATTGGTGTACCACTAAATACAGTACCTACTGCTTGTTCTAATCGAAGGTTTGATCCTTCTTCCATTAATAAATATGTTCTATCTTCTAATTGCAAGACATCATTAGGCATATCTGTCCTACGATCACGATAACGATCTTGTCCTCTAATAGAAAATCTTTTCATCTATTGTGTTACTTCAGTAACTCTTGCAGTTCCAGTAACAGATCCTACTCTTAGAAATGCTACTTTAGTACCTGGAGTAACTCTAAAATACTCAGGTGTATATGCAGGTACAATTAAACTTGATGCAGCAGCAGTTGGTGCAGAACCAAACTCTACGTAAGCATCTACTGTACATACAATTCTAACTTCTCTAGTTTCACTTTGAAATGCTGTGCTGTTTGCAGCAGAAGAATCAGCAACAGCTACTGTGTGATTTGTGTCTACTTTAAATGTAGTTGGGCTTTTTGTTGTTGTCATATTTACTCCGTTAGTTCTGAAATATACAATGAACCATCACTTGCTGCTCTAATAGCAGATACAATTTGACCTTCAGTAACTTTAAATACTTCATAGTCTTTTGCAGCTATTGGTGTTGCAGCACTGGTTGCAGTTACTGCTGGATTACTTATAGTAATAAAACAATCAGTCGTTGCATATACTCTAATAAATCTTACATGAGCAGATATAGCAGAACTATTTGCAGCACTTGCTGTGTAGTCAACTTTTTTAACTACTCCACTTAATTTATAATACATAATACTTTCCTTTAATAGAGGGGAGACCGAAGCCTCCCCCTAATTATAATTACTGATTAATATCAGCAATAATGCCGTGTGCGGCTTCGTTTCTCATTTCGAGAGTGTACTCAACTAAAAGTTGTTTCTTCTCAGAGTCACCAGTCTTTGCAAGATCAGCAACTTGGAAGTCTCTTAGATAAGCAGTTGCAGCCATATCAGACTGTAGTAAGAAAACGTGTTTCTCAGCAGTCGTAGCCATAACTCTATTTGGAACCACCTGAATGTCTCCAAAATCTGAGCTATAAACATCAATAGCAGCATATTCAGTTCTTGATTCTGCTGGACCAAAACGAGTAGTGTTCGCATTAAATCCAGAAATCACTTGTTTAACTGAAGGTGGAACTACCAATAGATCCAGATCGCCACCAGAAACATAAACGTCTTCAATAGCAGCTTTTAGGATTGTCTCAGTAAGGTCTCTGTCATCACCACCGTTAGGTAAGTCAGCTCCTCCACCAGTTGACATTGAACCAGTAGCACCTACGCTACCGTTTGTTGCAATCCAAGAAGGTAAAGAACCTAAAGCTCTAGCAGCAGTTGCTGATCCAACAGCAGCTACTTGACCTTCGATAAGAGCAAACTCCATATCTTTTTTAAGTTCTTTTGATTTCTTAGCAATTTGATAAGCCATTTCATCAGCTCTACCAGCAGCGTCAACAGCACTTTGAGTTCCTGATAAAGCAATTACTTTGTCAGAAATTTGTGTGTAGTTAAAAGCTCTAGTAGTAGCACTCATAGCGTCAACAGTTGCATCGTCACCTTCAATTACTTTGTTGGCAGCAGGTGCAGCTAATGAATCTAATTGCCATTCATGCTTGGTTGCTTTAGCAGCGGTTCTAGGAATCGCTGAAAGTATAGGAGTATCTTCAGGAGAAATGTTATAAATTACATCCGTCAAATCCTCTCTTATACCAGTTGTGTCGTACGTATCGTACAAGTTGGTTGGTTGTGCCATAAGGCCTCCTTTTAAGTTGATTAAACCAAACTACGAAAAAGTTTTGCAGCGTCTTGAACACTTCCACTCTTACGTAATTTAGAGAGTTGTTGACGTTTCGCTTCAGCTTGTTGTTGACCTTTTGATTTAGACACACCACTCTTTACAACTTTAGGAGCATTGACCGCTTTCTTTTTAATTTGTGGTTTAGCTTTTTGAAGATTACGATATGACATCGCATCTCTTACTAACATCACATATCTGTGGTCATATACAGAATCAATTTCTTGAGCATTAAATCCTACAGATGAAAGATAATCTCTCATTTGTTTTTTAAACTGTTGTCCTTTTTCTGGATGTGACAGTTCAGGTAATTTAATATTCAATTGTTTCTCTTGCTCTTCCAAATACTTTTGAAACTCTTGAGTTTGCAACTGTTGAGTTTGTTGTTGTACTTGTGCAAGTTGTTCATGCTTTTTACGCATTTTATGTTCAAGACGAGCAGCTTCTACAGGATCTTCGTCATAAAGTTTTTCAAAGTCTATATTGGCATATTCTTCTTGAAGTTGAGCTTGTGCAGCTTGATTCAATTGTGTCAATTGTGCAAGTTTTGCTTCAACGTCTTTTTTTGATCGTTCAACAAATTCACTTGATTGTTGTTTTTCAACAGCCAGTTCCTGTGTTTTACGAGTGTAATCTGCATTTCGTTGATACCCTTGAATTAACTCATCTTGGGTGACCTCATAGTCTGTACCGTCAACGGTTACAGTGTAAACAGGCTCCTCAGAGTTTTCTTGTATATCACTCGACTCAGATAATTCTTGATTTTCCTCAACAAATTCTTCTGAAGATTCTTCTTCATCAAATTTTTTATAAGGAACATCACTTGGATTAACAGTATCTTCGCTAGAAGTTTCTACCTCTGCTTGTTCTGTTACTTCTTCTTGTTCAGAATTAGCTATTGCTTCTTCTGCTGGTGTATCGGCAGACGTTTCTCCAGTCATAAGACCTTTGATAATGTTTCCTGCTTCGATTACGTTAGTTGCTTGGCGATCTGCCATAACAACCTCCTTTCGTTAAATGTTACACTCCCCTATGGGTTGGTGTATTCGATTTAAGTCGAATTCTTTTTAAGCTGGTTAAGTTGGACAGTAGCAAGTTTGCCTGTCTCTACAACTGTGTGAAAATGATTTTCGATTTTATCTGTTATGTGATAAGCCTGCCATAAAGCAGTTCTTGTATCATCTTCGTTGTACTTAGTTTGAAATATTGCTTGTTTGTATTCTTTTTTAAGTAATTCAAATGACTCTTTAATTAATGGCTCTTCAAGCAACAGTCTTGCTTTTTCACCACGATTTTTTTCGTCTTGTAGTTTACTCTGATTCATTAGTTACATTTTGCACGATTTGTCCAACTTGGTCAAGTTGTCCTTGAATAGCTTTTTGAGCTTGTTCTCGAATCTTTCCTTGTTGAATTAAATCTTCTTTTGCAAGTACAGCATTACTTCTAATTTCAGCTTCATTTAATTTTGTACCGTATTGCAATTCAAGTTCTTTAATGCGAGTTTCAAACTTCAGTATCATTTCCTGATAATCTTTTTCTAATTGTTTTATTCTAATTTCGCTATCAATTTGTTTTCTGTAGTTCTCACCTTGAACTTGTAATTGAGATACTTTCTCAAACTCTGTAGGTTGTGGTGGTTGTGGTGGTGGCATTTGTTGCATACCAACATCTGGATCTGTAAAGAATAGTCCAGTATTTTTTAACCCTGCGTTCTCTACAATTTTTGAAAGTGTGTTGTAGATGTTACGCATATTTACCATAGGACCAGCAGCGGTTCCTTGTAACTCTAATGCTTTGAGTTGAGTTTGTAATATGTTATTTAAAATAGCAAGTTGTTGATCTCTTGATCCAGTACCCAATCCAACACTTATAGAAATGTTGCAACGGTTTCTCCATTCCATCGGTCTAAATGGAATAAAGTTATTTCTAATTTTAATAATTCTTTCTTTGTCTTGGTGTTTAACGATAAGTTCAAACATTCTTTCAAACATATCTTTAATACCAGTCTCAGCAAAAATACGAGCAATCAATTCAACTCTCATTTGTGCTTGAGTTAAAATAACATTAACACCAGTTGCAGTTTTGTTTAATGAGTCTGCATCCATGCCTTGTGAGTATCTTGTGATACCAGTTCTTTGTTCTCTAACAGTGTCCAAGTATTCCAACATAGGAAATGCTTGATTGTTAATTGTTTGAGTTTGCATTGGCATCATAACTTGACCAGGTGAACCTTTTGTTCTAACTACTCCACCAGGTCTGTTTGTTAAAAGATCATCAAGATTAACTTGACCATCCATAACAGCAACTCTGTTATTGTTTGTTAGATACATATTGTCTAACAATTGTCTCATTACTGTAGACTTAATAAGCTGTAAGTCCTCAGTCATTTCAGAAACTGATCTACCAAAGAATCTATGTGTTACCATAATTGGTGTAACAGAAACAAATGGAACACTATCGCAAAGTTCGTCATCTAAAATAACATATCCACTTGTACCAGCCATTGTTATTTTTCTTAACTTGGCAATACCATCACCTTCTTCATCTATTTTTGTGTAACATTCAAAGACTGTAACTTCATCTGTACTAGCTTCACCAGCATTACTGTCATAGTCATAATCTAAATTTCTAAAACGTGTAATTTTTTCTTCATTGTATTTATCTTGAGTATCAGTTGGTAAAGAGTTTACAATGTCTGGATCAAATCCAGCTTCAATTAAATCTGTTCTTGTTTGTGTAGTTCTGTGTGCAACAAAGTTTGCATCTTTAATGCTCTTTGCTCTGCGTTCAATTAAAAACTCTTCAGGTGGTATCGCTTCTATTTTAACTTTACCATACGTTTCAGTTCTTGTTATCACAACATCATGCATCATTGGTACGGGTGTATCTTCAAGTTGTGCAAGCATCATAGGATCTATATTGGGATCCATACGCATTTGCTCTAACATCTTATCTTTTTGTTCAATTGCGTCTTTGTCTTTGTACTCAGTGTGTTCTTTTACTTCTACGCCATCTTCATCAATCAACATAGCGTACTCGTCATCACTTAGACGTTCATAAGTTTCTTGTTCTCTTTTGCTTGAGTTGTTCCAATAGATTTTTGCAATACCATTTTTTTGTACAAGGGCATCTTTAAACAAAGTGTACAGTGTAATAAAACCATCATTGTCTTTGTTAAATACATAATTTAAATAATCAGTTGCTTGTTTTGCAACTTCTTCATCCTCTGCACTAACAGGATCACATTTAACAACTTCATCACTTGCAGCAAATGTTCTAAGTAGTGTTGGAAGTATTGACTCAATAACATCAGACACATCAGTAGATACTACTTGTGAACGACCTTCTTGCTCATTACCAAATGGTTCACCAAAATAATATTCTAAAGACTTTTGTCTTTGTGATGTTATCTCTGAACCAATATAACCAAGAGATGCGTGTATTTCTGATTGTAATACCGCAGCTACTTCGTGTTCTGTTAGGGGTTTTCCTTTTGCCATTATACTATATACCTTGTATCAATATTAATTTCTTTTGTCCACACACTAGCTGTTCCTGGATCTATTGCACATCCATAACGAAAAGCATCCGCACCATGCGAACTCCAGTCATGCAGGGGTTTATTTTTAAATGTTTGCATACGATCATCATATTCTTTGCGATATTGACGTAAACATTCAATACCAGCCTTACAACGATTACGATCAAACCAACATTGGTCTAACGTATTCCGTACTGCTTCAATACCATGTTGCACTTCTAACTTAGGACATACATCAAACTGTATTCCCAATTCAGATGCAACTTCTAAACGAGATTTACCAGTACCAAGTTCTCTTGCTACAATATCATGTGGAGCAACGTGTCTACCATAGTTGTAACCTTTTGCTTCTAGCACTTGTGCATAATGTGACAATGCTTCACCAGAGGTTTCATAGTAGTCAATCAATCGAACTTCAGTTCCTACTCGTTGTGCAAACCATATTGCAGTTGAATCACCGATACCTAAATCCCACCACGTTTCTACATCTATGTTTTTATCGTAATCAATATCGACAATACGGTTTTCTTTTTCTGCTTTTTGGATTTGTTTCCCATAATAAGCTCCTGAGACCGCAGCTTGAAAGCTACACTCAAACTCTTGCTCAAATTGATCTTCTGGCATTGTGAGTCGAGCTTCTTCTAGTTCATCTTTTCCAATAATATCTGTTTCAGAGGCTCTGTATAAGACTGCTTTCCAGTCTCCACCTCTACGTTTTGCAAGATCGTACACATCCCAAAACTGATTATGCCCCATTGGAGTACCAATAAATATAACATAACCTAATTTATCTGATACAGCGGGTCTAACAACCTCTGTCCATGTACGAGGTGACATTAATGCAAACTCGTCTAATACAACTCCATCAAATCCTAATCCTCGAAGTGCATCTGGATTGTCTGAACCAAAAATTTGTATTCGTGAACCATTCCACAAGTCTATCTTTAATTCTGTTTCGTGACGATTGCCACCTAGTTTCATTAATGGTGCTGTGTATTCTTTTAAATAGTCAAATGCTACGTTTTTTCCTTGACGATACGTAGGTGCTATGTATGCCAAACGTTTATTTGGCTTACTAATTGCTGTTCTAATCAAATGATTAATCGCAAAAACAGTTTTTCCAAACCTACGATGACAACAAATAACATTAAATCGTTTTAATTGTGTGTGTAATTCTTTTTGTAATGGTCGTGGTTTGTAGGGTATTTCAATTTTCAATTTATTCTTTCCACTTAACTTCGATTTCTACAGGCTCTCCCTCTTCACCTTTAATTTTTTGATCTACAGAAGCTAATCTAGGATGTACGAATGGTGCAGCTTTTTCAGCAGCCCACATTTTCTTTTCTGGTGATGTTTTACGGTCATTCAATATATTTAACATATATTCTAAAGGCGTTTTTGTGCCTTTACCTAACATCTTTTCCAGACGTTCATGTTTCGTTCCTGCGGTGACACCTCTCGGTCTACCTGCTCCTGGTCTTTTGCCTCCGTGAGCCATTAAAATATAGATCCCACAATAACAACAACAGCAATAACAGCAATAGCTGCTTTGATGTAATCTTTTTTAGTCCAAGATGGGTAATTTTTTACCCATTCTACTAATGCGTTAATTTTTTCCATAGTATTTCTCCTTTACCAAGCCTTACAGCTCCAGTATTTCGCAGTTAATTTACTTAATTTGCCTTTGTCACAACCATGTCTAGCACGAAATGACTTACGTCTGGCAGGTACGTTCTTTTTGATAGACATTTTAGGATCTCCAAAACGGACTAATCTAACTTTTCCATTCTCTCTAGCCAATACAGCTGACTTTTTTGACTTACCAGGTGTTCTTTTGGGTTTATTATAACCACTAAAACGTTCACCTCTGTACGTAATAGCCATTAGGCTAATAATCCTCTAGTTTTTTTCTTTTTAAGTTTTTTAAAATCAGCACCAGTTATTTTGTTACGAGGTTTTGCAACACGTGCTAATGCTTTTTGTTTTTTACTAAGTTTTCTTGGCATTATGTATTCTTCTTTCTTCTTTTACCAGAAGCTGTTACCGACCAGTTTACTCTTTTAGGTCCTGTTTTCTTTGCAGCTTCTTTCTTTGTAATTCTTTTTGCTACCTTTTTAGGTCTACAGGCAGGGTACGGTCTGTTTTTGTCTTTACTTCCACTACGACCACACTTCTTTCCTGTTTTAACATCACGCCAATCTTCTTTGAACCACTTGCGTAAACCCCCCTTATACGCCATTAGTATTTGCCACCACGTTTCTTATACGTTTTGACAAGCCATGCGTTAGCATAAGCACTAGGATAAACCTTGAACTTACGCTTTGCTTCTGCTTTTACTCTGGCGTATAGGGCTTTATTTTTAGGTTTAGGTGATGCCATTAGTTCATAAACTTTTTATTTGTATTTTGTAATTCTTCAATTAACTGTTTTAATTGTTCTTCGGTATCAGCATGATATGTAGTACCATTAAAATTAAATTTAAATCTTGAAGACTTAGGTTTTGTACCATCTTTAGGTACATTTAAATATACATCAGTCATTACTTCTTTTTACCTTTTTTCTTATCTTTTTTCTTTGAACGTTTTTTCATTCCTCTTGCCATAAATCCTCCTATATGATCTTCTTAGTTGTACGGTGTCAGTAAAATATTCCTGACTCCAGTTATTATAATATCCAATTTTCTCTAGATGAGCTGATGCTTCCTCTAGTTCTTTAAATGGCTGGATAAGTACCATAAAGAATTCATTGTCTGGCTCCCAATCACCCTCCATAAAGGGTTCATTATCATCTTCTGGATAAGATGCCATCAAGTATGTATCCAAAGGTACATAAACGTGATTCAGAGCATGAATATAATCATTTAAACTATCTGGTGTAATGTCCATATCAGGACAAGCCAGAATAGTCAGTTTAAGGTTCGTTGAGTTAAGACTATCTGCTTCGTTACAAACCTGTTCCAAAAAGTCATCAGCTTGATCCACAACAACTATTTTAACTTGGTTCTTTAAACGAGCTTGTTTAGCATAAGGGCAAATGGGAAACGGATCACCATTCTTTTCGATGTGATCTACTGCCCATGATATAATATCTTCCTTAATTGTCCTCATAAGAAAACATATTGAGGTTTCCAGCTACTGTTCGTCTTTCTCCGTCACCTTCGTATGGGTACACACAATGTTGACACCATGAAGGGAACATTATTAATTTTCCCACCTCAGGTTTGACTGTCTTTGAGAATGGTGGTC